TAATCTGATTCGATAAGTTCATCAAATCCAACATCGGAATAATCACATGTATGTATTCCCTCTGATTGAGGCTCGATATCACTTGCCCACATACAAACACCTTTTGTTTCTAGATGTTCTATTAATGCTCCATTACCAGCACAAGGTTCTACGAATGAAAAATCCTGTGGTAAATGTTCCAGTAACGGTTCCACTGCTTCCATCGGTGTAGGATAGAAGTCTCTTGGCTTTCGTTCAAAGTCGCTTCGTTTACCCATCATTCAACAACATGGCTAAAGTTCCTAACCTTCTCAAATTTGATTGTACTTCTAAACTTATCTACCAGCACATCCTGTTTATGACTAATCACAAAAATATTTTCATCAGAGAGAGTATTGAGAATCTTCAAAAACTCATCTGTGCCTGCACCGTCAAGAGAACTATCAAAAATCTCATCCAACATCAGCAGGTTAGTATTAGTGCTGTTCTTCATCTTTGCAACAGCTCTCCATGTAAACAGAAGTGCCAAGTCAATACGCATCTTCTCACCTTCACTGAACGAATCATAAGTAAACTCATCACGATATCTCGACTTAATGGTTTCTTCAAAACTTTCATTCAGAGTGAAGTTCACATAAAACTCCATAGCAGTCAGATAGGTATTGATTAACTTATTCATGATAGGAAGATACTGCTTGATAATCTTGGTCTTGATACCAGTATCTTGAAGCATATTTTTTGCGGCTTCTGAATAAGTCATATCCTCACGCAATTTTGATTTGCGTTCTTCTATAGATTTCAAACTTTCTTTTAGTTCTTCCATTCTCTCATAATCAGATTTACTTACATCACCAGTTTCTAATTGAGCAATTTCTGCATATAGTGTAGAGTTAAACTTTTCAAGTTGCACAACAGAGCTGTGATCCTTTGCAACCTGTACTTCATTCTCTCGTATTTTATCTGCAATATCAGAAATCTCTTTTTGTCTCTCCTTTGATTTCTTTAGTTTTTCTTCAAGTTTTTTCAGACCATTTGAGAATCTGGTTACGTCTTTTTGCTTATCAAATATCATTTCTCGTTTGAAAATTTCATCTATGTTCTGCTGACAAATAGGACAGTCATCATTATTTTCAAAGAAGTCAACAACTCTAGAATGTTCCTTATGTTTCTCTATAAGAGTAGACTTTATATCTTTAAGTTCAGTATAATTTTTCTTAACTTTCCCGTTATCCTGAATTTGACTTAATAGATTATCATTATCCTGTTGAAGTTTTTCAATGCCAGACTTTCTTGAGAAAATCTGTTCTTCATTACCAGCAATGAAATTATTCTTTTCTGTAATCAATTTGTCTTTGTTCTTTTTTACATCATCAATATACTGTTCTTGTAGTCCAACCTTCTCTGTAGTAAGTTCCAATTGATAATTAATATCACGAATGTTATCAAATATTGTTTTAATTTTTTGCTTCAACAACATATTCATCAACGAGAAAATTTGGATATCAAGAATCTCTTCCACCACCTCTCTACGATGGCGAGCCTTCAATTGCATAAATGGAATGAATGTAGACGATCCAAGAATCACAACTTGAGTGAAGCTGCGATAGTTTAGTTTAAGGATTTGTTGCTCAAGATACTTCTGATAATCTCTCATATTTGCATCCTGATTATACATCTTACCGTTGATGTATATCTCAAAGATGTTTGGCTTGATGCCACGAATCACTTTGATATTCTTGGAACCAATTTTAAATTCTATTTCTACGAGACAACCACTACCATTCACAGAATTTAATAATTGCGGTTTATTGATGCCCCGAAAAGGTTTACCAAACAAACCAAAACACAGCGCATCAAGAACAGTAGACTTGCCTGCACCATTCTCACCAATAATTAATGTGGTGGGATTTCGGTCTAGTTGTATTTCTATAAAGTTATTACCAGTGCTTAAGAAATTGCGCCAGCGGACTGTCTCAAAATATATCAATTATTATGTTCCTCAAGGTATTTCATAGCGTTTCTCAATATTCTTCCATCTTCTTTAGAGTGCCCAAGAAGGGCGTTACAGTTATGACAAAGTATCTTTCTCATTTCGCCAGTTTCGTGATTATGATCTACTCTCGTATCTTTCTTACTTTCAAACTTATCTTCACAAATATAACATTTATTGTCTTGAGTGTCAAGTTGATTTTCAAAATCTTCTAGAGTAATGCCATATCTTTTCTTCAAGTTATAGTTTTGAAAATACTCAGCACCAAGATTTTCACGATTCCGTTTTCCGTGTTCATATTTTTCTTCTTTTGATTTAGAATGAAATCGGGCCTGACTTTTCTTATTATTACAAGATTTACAGAAGTTCTTATATAATTCAGAACCATCCTTTCTCATCTTGGCAACATAGAACTCCGTCAACTCTTTAGTCTCATTACATCCTTTACATATTTTCATATCAGTCTCCAGTGAAATTATTACCTACTATTTATAATAATTCCACCTTTGACTAAAGTTCCAAATCCTGCGCCTCGTTATAAAGTGCCCTCATATTATTTTTAAGTCTAGTCTTATCCAATGACACATCTAGTTCATCAACATATCTCTCAAGCAAAGTCATGGTATCTTCTGTATTTTCTACAATATCATCCGATACATTAGTTGCATCCAGTTCTGAAAAATCTTCAATGATCTTTACATCGTATGCATCGGCAGCAAGAAGTCTATCAACAAACTTATCAAATGCATACAAGTCTTTCTTATTGACAACAATTAGTTTTACATACTTCTCTTTGTATTGTTCAACATCGTGATTGCTATAATCTTCTTGAGTATCATCATAAAATATCTTATTGAAAAGTGTGTAGGGATTTACAATGCGTTCAAGTTCTCTTGTATTCGTATCAAAAATATGAAAGCCTTTTGGATCATCAAAATCATTCCAATAAATTTGATATGGTGTTCCTAGATAATAGATTTGACCATCATCAGACTTATGATGAAAATGACCACTGAACACGGTATCGAACCTACGAAAAAGTTCCCTGTCATATCCATTCTCTGCATACTGTCCACGGTACATCTGAAAACCATTTATCTCTAAATGTCCCATAAGAATATCAGTCTTTGCAGTATTGAGAAATTTTATAGACTTATTATGGTTGCTTGCATTAATCCACGGAATAAACAAAATAGGTGTATCATCAAACTCTACAATTTGTGGCTCAGAATAAATCCATACTCTATCCCTTCCCACAAGTTCATCCATAGAATTTATTTCATTGGTGTTCTTGTAGTAGGTATCATGGTTGCCAATAATAATATGCAAATCAATACCCATCTCCCGAAATCTTTCAATAAAACGACGACGGAAATCATGGGCAATACGATAACTTATATACTTACGACGATCAACAACATCCCCCATATGAATACATGTTGTAATTCCTCTTTCTTTTAAAGTAGGAAAAAATATGTTATCATAGAATTTATAGAAATATTCGTTGATGTTTAAATTATCATTTCTTGCACCGAAATGTGTATCAGTAACAATTGCTATCTTCAATTTATGTTTCTTCTTCCATAAATGGTTCTAGGCCCTTTGTCTTAGGTGCCAATTTCTTTTTTGGTTTGTATACATCTTCCTCTGGAAGCATTACAGTAGGATCAAATCCCATAACAGAATATGATGAATCATCACCAGGCATTGTTGTCCAAGATTCGTATTGAGAATTTTCTATAATTTTATTTCTGACATGAGTTTGCTTTTTCTCTTTTGCAATCCTTCTAAGAAATGCATAATAGATAATTTGTGTAAAATAAGCAAAAGGATTTTTTGATTTTTCTGGATTGAAGTTTGCAACATATTGCAAGCAATTTTCAATACCATCAGATATCATATCCTCTCTATATGTGTAATTAATAAAATTTGGTCTATAAGAAAGATGAGTTGCTATTTTAAGGAAGCACTCTCCAATATAATTAGATACAGGTGGTTGGTCTTCTTCATTCTCTTTAGCAACTCTACACTTTTCTTTAAACTCAACCATAGCCACCAGAAATTTTTTATTATCAACGTAGTGTGCGCCCTTTGATTTTTTAGTTTTAATCACAATACCTCCTTAAACAATTTACTATAAGATACATCATACATTATAATTATTGTAATGTCAAGGAACAAAAGGGAATATGTTCTCTTAATGAATTGTTTTATTAGGAGTCTCTAACTCTTCTAACAATTCATCATATACTTCTTCATCATTAATATCATCTAAATCTTCTCTAGATAATACTTTTTCTGAAAAATTTAATTGTTTAATTTCTTTTACCACATGTTCATAATAACGACAAAGACCTTCTGATGCATTAACAACCAATAATATATGATCACTCTTTATTGAAAAATGAGATTGTTCTGTATATGGCCCAATCCAACGACTAAGATTTAAAGATTCAGCAGGGCCTTCCTTTGTCATAAGTGAGTGAACTTCA